AAACGTCTTGTTAGTATCGTCACCGATAAGATTTGCTACGCCTTGTATGTTTTGTGTAAATGAGTCTTTATACATATATTAAAAGGCAAATTAAAGTTTTTATGCTTCAATTCGCCCAATGTTTGGTTAGAATTTATTTATTTAATTATATTATATTATATCTAAAAATCGTGTCAAGTGTATTATTTATTTTTTATCTGATATACGCTTTCTTCTTTTACTATGTTAACAAGCTCTCCAGCATAAAAGCTTATTATTCCTTTTCCAAAACCTATATTAAAAATACCTGATTCTAATATTATATTAAAAAATTTAATATGTTTTTGAAACTGTTTAAATTGCTCTATTTCTTCTTTTGTTAGTATTAGTGTTGCTTTTTCCATATTATAAGGGTCTACCATATTTTAACATACCCGGAGTAATCGAACCATCTACACCACTTCCAATAACAACTCCTAAACTTTCTCTTTTAATAATCTGTGCTAAATCACCACCAAATTTGTCCATACCTACTAGTGCATAAATCATGGACATGAACCAGTGATCTGGACCTTTACGTTTCCACACCCACCTCCATCCATACTGTGGATCATTCTCATCTCCTGTTATCTCTTTGACACGATAGATGTTTGTACAATGATCAAAGAAAGGTTGCCAATCTTCTTTACTTCCATTAAAAAGTATTCTTTGCTCGTTTAATTGATCTACTGCCAACTGTACTGTTCTGTTTCTATCTACTAACACCTTTCCATATTCTTTATCTTCTCCCCAGCGTATTAACTGTTTACTCTTTGTTTCTTTTGTAAACCATACTAGGAATACTCTACCCGGATATTTAGTCTGTAGCTTTCTAATACCAATCAAATCTCCTCCTTGATCTGCTACAAGCACCCACCTTGGGTTATTCTTTAATAAACCATCTATCTCATCGTATGGGTCATAGTTTGGATCATTAACCTCTTGAGGGCTTTGACAGTATCCATGATAGAACACTCCCTGATTGTTCATAAGCGTGTAGTATATATCATGTCCTGAGTCTAATCCTATGATTACTCTACCCTCTTGTGCATTGATTTCTTCTGTCAAACATCTTGAAAGAACTAGCATTGAGAGCATATCGTTTGGACTTACGTATGGCTCACCTAACCATTTCTGCTTGTATAATATAGGTCGCTTTAGTCTATCGTCTTCTATCTCCTGTTTTATAACGTCAGGCAAGAAACCATACTTATCAGCCACGTCATAATTTACATTGATTAATAAAGTGTTTGGTCTACCCTCCTCTACTAGTCTTACGTGTACCGGGTCGCTTACTGTCAGTCTGTTGTATGTATAAATAATTTGTGATCCGTCCTTTCTAATTGTAGGTGTTAGCACTTCAAGACTTGCCTTTGTAATGGTTTGAGCTTCTTCTACCCATGCTATGTCTATACCCTCGATTGACTTCAATGATTGCTCGTTATTCCATAATCCTTTGAATGCAAAGTCTGAGCCGGTTATCTTATTTACGATAGCTTTATCTGTAACTTCAAAGTCATTTAGTTCATATTGCTTTATAAGGTCTGATAGCAGTTGGTGTGATGACTCTGCAATTGAGTTTTGAAACTCACGACAACATAGTATTCTAGTTTTCTTTTGTCTAGCTCTAATTAAAAGAACTCTCGCAACACTGTGCGATTTCATTGAATTGCTAACATTTACACCATTAGCAAAAAAGTTATGATATTTTTCAGTTTCAATACACCATACATCTACTGATTCGTAGACTTTTTTAACTCTAATCCTGCTCTTCTTGCTTCCCACGATGTCTGTTTCTTGTGAGGATATTCTACTTGCAGATGTTTCCAAGTCCTGCCACTTAGTAAATCCCTTATCCCATCGTAATTCAATCCAGTCTTCCCCTGTAAAACCTCTGACATCATTCGTATCGGCATTGTTGGATTGTTTAAGCGAAACTGTAGCAACTCTCTCGCTTCCTTTTCTGTTATCTTTCTGAAGTTGTTTCCCAACATAGCTTGGTCTTTCCTCAATCCTGTTTTCCATAAATGAATTGACTGTTCTTGTCTGGTTGACCATTCTAAGTTTTCTACTCTGTTGTCTGTCTTTATTCCATTCTTGTGATTTACTGTTTCTTTGTTTTGAGGATTTAATATAAAAGTCTTTGCTATTATCCTGTGAACTATCTTTGTTTTTCCACTCACTACTGTCATCATATAGCCACTGTGGTTTATACATGGTTTCATAATTTTGGTTTTGTAACCACCCCTGTAACTCGTTGTGAGTATTCTCCCCATATTGCTTACATAGTAATTCAAGTTCTCGTCTTTGGCTTGTATCCATAATTCCCCAGACAAGCTGATAGATTGGAACATAATTTTTCCCATTAAAATATTTGTGGTCATAAGTTGTTTTAGTGATAATTCCGTTTATTTCTAATTCAAACATTGGTTTAGGGTCAAAGTCTGCTTTGAAACTATCTACACTATTAACTATATCATAATCACCCTCCAAACTCAACACTTTATCACCCACCACAATATCATTTATTGTTTTATAGCTACCATCAAATAAAGACACTAATGTATCTTTTTCAAAGCAGAAACGACCACCCCATACTCCTGCCTCTCTCCAGTCAGTATCAAATAGACGTTTATATTCAATTGGTATCTCTATTGTTATCTCTTGGTTCATCTTTTGCATTTAAGAATTTTACTAATACCGGCACTACTACGTTTAGATTGTTCTCGCTTTTCTGTACTGCTGTTCCATGCAATCTGTCTAAAGTATCTTTGTAAAATCTAAAATCTCCTTTACGTGCTAACATTGCACCATTTGCTATCATCTCTGCTTCAAGTTTCTGAGGTGTTGTAGCGTTCTTTTTAGCTAGTATAATCATAGCTTCCTTATATATAGTTGCATAATCCCTTTGACCCTTTGGTCTTCCCGGGCCGGCATCTCTTTTTAGATTAAGCATTCGCTTTGCTTTTCCAGTTAGTTCGGTTTCTTTTCGGTTTGTTTCCATATTATTTCTTTTCCATTTAGTTTAATATTTTCATTCCCTGTGTAGTCTACGTATCTTTGTACAATAACGTCAACGTACTTGGGGTCAAGCTCCATACTTCTACTCATTCTCCCTGTCTTATAACATGCTAACATTGTACTTCCACTACCTCCAAATAGGTCTAGGACTATATCACCCATCTTTGAACTGTTAACAAGTGCTTTCACTATAAGCTCTACAGGTTTCTGTGTTGGGTGTACGTATCCATTTACGTTCTCTCTCTTCATTGTCCATATTGTAGTTTTCCCGTCTGTGTCTGCTTTCAGTACTCTTTCTGCCCACTTCACTAAATCTAGCTTATTCTTATGAAAATCCCATATTGATGTTCCTGTTCTATCTCCATAGAATTGTGTGTTCTCCTTTCCACAGTAAAACATAGGCTCGTGCTTCATTCTGTAATCTCCCCAGCCCATTGAAGCTGTTGGCTTGTTCCATATGATTTGTGTTCTAACTTTCCAACCTGTGTCTTCTATTGCTTTTGTAAATTGGTCTTGTGTTGAGCTTGAATGAAATACATACCATGCTCCACCCTCCTTTGTGTTCTCTGAAAATCTTTTAAACCATTCACCTAGCATAGCTGTAAATGCTTCGTCACTCATCTTGTCATTCATGATTGAGTTTGATGTGTTCTCTCCTCTACCACTATAAGCTACGTTGTATGGTGGATCTGTAAATACCATGTCTGCCTTTACTCCGGCCATTAGTTTAGACAGGTCGTCTACACTACTTGAATCACCACATAATAATACATGGCTTTCTAATTCGTATAAATCACCTATTTTACTTTTTGATTCGTCTGGTGTTTCTGGCACGTCATCATCATTCTCGTCATTGCTTATCAATAAGTCACTATCAAATCCTGTCAGGTTAAACATCTCATCTGAAAGTTCTTTCAGTTCTTCTATCGCAAGGCTCATATCCCATTCTGATTCGTTTAGCTTGTTGTCTGCTAGTCTATATGCTTTCACTTTGTCTTCCGGGAGGTCTACCGTTATGGTTGGCACATCTTTTAGCCCTAGTAGCTTACTTGCTTCAAATCTTCCATGACCTACTATAATAACATTGTCTTTATCTAGTACGATAGGTTGGTTAAATCCAAACTCCTTTATAGATTTAGCTACTGCTTCTATTTGTTTCTTTGGATGCTTTTTTGCGTTCTTCTCGTATGGTTTTATATTTTCTATTAACATGTGTATAGTATTCCATTAAATGCTTTTAATAATGCTTGGTTTGTTTCCTTGTCTTGAACGACTGAGTCTAGTACGAATACGTAGTCTTCTGATGTTCCCTCCCAGTAAAGTCTGAGTGTTAGCTCCCCCAGCGATGTCTTTGCTACTGGATGGTCTATTGAACTGATTTTTAACAGCTTCATGACTTGGTTGTCTATGATTGCTCTTTCTTGTAGTGTTTTCATTTTATTTAGTTAGTTTGTTTTTAAATAAGTTTTTCCATATTATCTTTCTCATCTTTGTAAAATGACCTCCATCATGCTTTCTGTAGTATCTATAATGTTTGAAACAATATCTCCAACCACTTTTATCTTCTATGATTGCAGTATTTTTACAATTTGAACCCCAACATCTTCTTCTTGATTCTGCTATTTCTTCTTTTGTTGCTTGTGCTTCGTTATTCATTTTATTTTTATTGTTATTCCCTCATTCATTGTTAATAATGCGTTTAAGCCACATAAATCAATAGTATCTCCCAGTTTACTATCTTTTAAAATGTTTATTCCTGATTTGTTAAACATTTCCACATCCATTTCAATTATATCAGGCATGTATACCTCAATAATAAACTTATCTTTTTCAATTTCAAGCATTGATTGCAATCCTGCCAATATGGCTGTAATCTTTACATCTGTTTTCATTTTATTTTGAATAGTTTTTTTAAGTTTTTATAACATAATCTGCATAGCATTCCTTTGGAGGTGATTATCTGTGGTGGTGTGTTTGGTGTCAGGGATACGATATACTGCCTTTGGCTTACAAACCATTTTCTTTTTTCGCATGTGTTGCATGTTTTTCTCATAGTTTTAGTTCTTTATCTTCTCTTGGAAGTGTTATTACTATACCTGTTGTTAATATTGTAGATGTTAGGGATATGGAGTTT